GCGGCCTGGCGGAAACCAACGATACCGCTGAATTGGATCGCCTGCTGCAACAGGGCCTGTCCTCTGGCCAGATCGTCGGCAAAGCTCAAGCCGATTGGCTAAGAAATCAAGGCATTGCCGCCCTGCGCGTCTACCTCGACGACGCCCCCGCCCTGGCTGCCCTCACCCGCACCCAGACTCATGGCCATGAGCGCAGCGCCAAGCCCGACCCACAACTAAGCGCCGAAGAGTCCGCCGTCCTCGCCCAGATGGGCCTGGATCGTGATGCCTACCTCAAGACCCGCGCCACCCTATTTCCCGCCGCATAAAGGGAGCCCTCAGACATGACCGCTTTATCCGCTGATCGCACTATTGTCCGCCGCGAAGGGGTGACCTTTACCTTCCCCGTCGCCGCCAGCGTCACCTGCTACCAGGGCGGCCTCGCCGTTCTGGATAGCTCCGGTAACGTAAAGCCTGGCGTAACCGCCACCGGCCTGATTCCCGTCGGCGTATTTACCGCAAAAGTCGATAACGCCTCTGGCTCCGCGGGCGCCCTGGACGCCGATGTCAGGCCCGGCATCTTCCGCTTCGTAAACTCAGCCGGAGGCGACGAAATTACCGCAGCCGAAGTGGGGGATACCTGCTATCTGGTCGATGATCAAACTGTAAGCAAAACCAACGGCTCCAGCACCCGCTCCGCCGCCGGCCAGATCGTCGACGTCGACACCAGCGGCGTCTGGGTGCGGGTCGGCATGGACCGGCTGATCACCACCGGCCTGCTCGCCGCCAGCAACCTCTCCGACGTCGCCAATGCCGCCACCGCCCGCACCAACCTCGGCGGCGGCGCCAACAAGATCGTCCTCAACGTCGGCACCGTCTCCACCAAGGTCGCCGATGCCGCGGTGATTCGCGTCGTCTCCCCGGTGGCCGGCACCATCGACAAGATCTGGTCGGTCCTCAACGCCGCCCTGGCCACCGGCGACGCCACCCTCACCGGCAAGATCGGCGCCGNNCGCCATCACCAACGGCGTCATCACCATCACCCAGGCCGGCTCCGCCGCAGGCGACGTCGACAGCGCCACCCCCAGCGCCGCCAAGACCGTCGCTATCGGGGATGTCATCTCCTTTACCGGCGGGGGCTCAAGCTCCGCCACCAGCACCGCCACCGTCTCCCTCCTGATCACCCCGACCGCCTAACCCGGCCCCGACCTAGAGGATTCCTCCATGCTCGTCAATGGCTCCGCCATCCGGGCCGTGTTTACCGGCCTCAGCACCCAGTTCCACAACGCCCTCCAGGCCGTACCCACGGACTACCTGGACACCACCATGACCGTCCCCTCCACCGGGGCCGGGGTCGATTACGCCTGGTTGTCGCGCTTCCCCAAAATGCGCAAGTGGGTGGGCGACAAGCACATCAAGCAGCTCAAGCTGGGCAATTACTACGTCAAGAACCTCGATTGGGAAACCACCATCGGCGTGGACCGCAACGACATCGAGGACGACCAGCTCGGCATCTATAACGCCCAGGCGCAGATGGCCGGTCAGTCCGCCGGCGAGCTGTACGGCGACATCATCACCGACCTGAAAAACAACGCCTTCACCGGCCTGGGGATGGACGGGGTCGCCTACTACAGCGACAGCCACGTTCTCACCAACGCCGATGGCGTCAGCGCCACCTACGACAACAAGCTGACCGCCGCCCTCTCCGCCGCCAGCCTGTCCGCCGTGACGAGCAGCTATGGCGCCGCGCGCATCATGGTGATGGGATTCAAAGACGAGGAAGGGAAGCCCCGTGGCCTGATCCCCGACCTGCTGGAAGTCCCGCCTGCCCTGGAGGCGGTGGCGCTCATCATCGCCAATGCCGACAAGCTGGCGGATAACAGCCCCAACCCCTACCGTGGCACCTGCCGCGTCAAGGTCAACCCGCGCCTGACCAGCAGCACCGCCTGGATGCTGCACGTCAGCAATCGCGCGGCGATCAAGCCCTTCGTGCTGCAGACGCGCAAGGCGCCCACCTTCGTCAGCCAGACCAGCATGGAAAATGACGACGTGTTCAACCGGCGTGAGTTCAAGTTCGGCGCCGAGGCCCGCGCCGCCGGGGCCTACGGCTTCTGGCAGCTCTCGGTGGGCTCCACCGGCGCCGGCTAAAGCGACGGCTGACAACTGACCCATGGTCCGCCGTGCCACCCCCCGCGCCACCGCCCCCGTCACTTTGGCGGGGGTGAATGCGCGCGCGCCTGCCGTGATCGTCACCGTCCTGGGCCATCGTCCGGTCTTCGCCTGTGGCCGCTGGTTCCAGCCCGATTCGCTGGCATCGTGCCCGGCGGGGTACTTTTCCGCCCGGCAATGGCAGGACCTGGACGCGCACCCTGATTTAAGCGTCAGCCCGAGGCCCACGGCATGACCTGGGCCACCGTCAGCGATCTGCTGACCAAGTTCAACCCAGAGGCCCGGCCGGAGATCACCGAGCTCACCGCCTGGGGGGAGGCCGACCCGGACGAGACCAAGTGCCAGGAGGCCCTCGACCTGGCCGCCGCCGAGATCCGCTCCCACCTCGGCAACCGTGCCCTGCCGGATGAGGACCTGCTGCTCAAGCACATCCAACTGGACCTGGCGCGGCGCAACCTCTACCCCGACGAGGTGCCCGCCCCAGTGGCCGAGGCCGCCGCGCGCCACCTGGTCACCCTCAAGGCCCTGGCCAAGTCGGAATTGGCCCTGGGTGATCCCCCGGTCAGCGATAGCGCCAATGCCGTCGTCCTGACCACCGTCGCCGCCGCCGCGGGGCGGGGCTTCTGAGCCCATGACCCCCTGCTTCGACCCCGGCCTGATCGTCACGGCCCTGACCACCGCCCTGGCCGAGGCCAACCCGACCGTCGCCGTCTACGAGGTCGGCACCGCCCAGGACCTGGCCAAGGCCCGCGCCGCGCGCAGCCCCCTCGCCATCCTGGTGTTCAACGACCGCACCCAGGTCGCCAATGGCCAGTTCACCGACACCCTCGGCCTGCTGCTGGAACTGCGCGACGCCACCCCCGACGACGGCCAGACCCGCCTGGGGCGCCTGCGCGATTTGCGCGCGGACGTGTTCGACACCCTGGACGGCGCCCGCCTGGCCACCGACTGGGAGCCCCTGCGCTACACCGGCGGCCGCCTGTTCGACCTGGGCGACGAGACCAGCGCCCGCCTGGCCTGGCTGGAGTACTACGAAACGGGCCGCGGCAAGACCCTGCGCAACCGCCTGCCCTAAGCCCGGCCCACCGTGAGAGCCCAACCCATGCCCGCCGCCCGCAAGACCGCCCACCCGCCCCCGACAACCGCCGACCATCCCGAGGAGCCCCTCGCTAAGGTCGCCATCCGCCACCCCGGCGCCTGGCCCCTGGCCTTTGGCCCCTATGTCACCGGCGGCGCCGTCCACCAGGTCGACCTNNCCAGCGCGGCCGCGGACGCCACCCACCAACCGGCCGGCGCGGTCGCATCCGCCGCTCAAGCCATCACCCTCTTTCCCGCCGATCCCGCTTCCGAGGACTAACCCATGCCCGTACTTGGTTCCGCCGTCAAAGTCGCCGTTTACGACGAAGTCACCTACAAGAGCAAGACCAGCGTCACCAAGGGCATGCTGGCCTACTACACCGAATGCTCGGTGGCCGCCAGCCGCAACGACGTCCAGCCCAACACCATCAGCGCCGACCGCTCCCGACCCAAGGCCGGCGCCGGCAATGTCGACGTCTCCGGCAATCTCAACGTCGAGATGGCCCCGGAGCACGTCGGCTTCTACCTGCGCCACGTCCTGGGCGCCCCGGTAACCACCGGCGCCAGCGCCCCCTACACCCCCACCTTCCGCCCCAAGGCCCTGCCCGTGGGCCTGATCGTCGAAAAGGACTGGACCGGCGCCGGCATTAGCAGCAAGGTTGAGCAGTTCCTCGGCTGCCGCGTAGGCCAGGCGACCATCGACATCCCCCAGGAAGGCGCCGCCACTTTGTCCCTCCAGGTACAGGGCGCCAACTACACCATTGCCACGTCCCCCATCGACGCCAGTTTGGCCGATACCGGCCATACCGGCTGGTTTGCCCCCGACTGCGCCGTGCTGGTTGGCGGTTCATCGGTGACCAACGTCAAGAGCGTCCAGTTCACCATCAACAACAACCTCGACGCCGGGCGCTATACCCTCGGCACCAGCGGCGAGCGCATCGACCTGCCCGAGGGCTTCGCCGATGTCACCGGCCAGGTCACCGCCATCGTCGACACCACCCTGTTCTCCGCCTACATCGACAAGGCCAACGCCCGCACCGACACCACCCTGGAGGTCACCCTGACCTTCGGCACCGGCACCGGCGCGTCCGCCGGCAACGAAAAGCTCAGCCTCAAGCTCGACCACGCCACCATCGCCATGGCTACCCCACCGATCACCAGCCCCGGCGGCACCGAGGTCACGTTCACCTTTACTGGCTTCAAGAGTGGCGCCACCGACAAGGGCCTGGTTGCCGTGCTCCTGTCGCCCCTGGCTGATACCCTGATCGCGTAACCAGATCCCGGCGCCGGTCAGTCGCCGGGTAGCGGCGCCCCGTCCTCTCCTCTCCGGGACGGGCGCCGCGCCCTTACTGACCACCCTCTGACCAACACTGACCGAGACTGACCATGTTCAAACTTCAAGCAGACCGCCAATCCTGGCTTACCATCCGCCTCCCCGATCCTGACGGCGAGGCCCGCATCAAGTTGCGGGTCAAACTAATATCCCATGCGGAAAACGCCGCAATCATGCAGTCCGCCATCACGGAACAGGTAGAGCGACTCAAAACCGAAACTGAGCAGGGAGGGGTAGATTCCGCCGCCGCCATGCTTGCCAAGTTCATCTCCATGGCGGACGCCATCACCCCGGAGGCCATTAAGCGCGACCTGGATCGCATCGTCCTCCGCGTCACCGACTGGGCGGACATCTGCGACGAGGCCGGCGAGCCACTGGCCTATAGCCCAGAGCGCCTGCGCGCCCTCCTGAACATCGGCACCTGGGTGGTAAAAGCGGTCCGCCAGGCCATCAAAGAACTGGACGAAGATGGGCGCCGAAAAAACTAATCGCCTGGCTGCGCTGGCGGCTGGATGCCCCCGGCGAGTCCAGCCAGGCAGCCACTCAAGGCCATACCCATGGCGCCAGCACCTGCCGCGTGTGCATGGAATCACGCGGTGAGCGCACCTGGTGCGGCCAATGCGGCGCCGTTGAACTATGGCCTGAAAACGTCCCGGCCATCATGCTCTATTTGGCCTGTGATACCCAATGGCGCCATGCCGGCCTGAACGGCGTCCCCACCGGCCTGGACTATGCCGGGGTAAAGGCGGTAATGGATCTGCAAGCCCTGCCCCAGGAAGACCGCCAGGGCCTGTTCGCCGATATCCAAATTTTGGAACGGACCCAGTTACAGGTGACGCACCAGCGCCTAGCCCAGGAGCGCGCCAAGGAAAAATCCGCCATGCTCAGGCCGCCGATGGCTCGACTAAGGTGAGGAAAAGGATAGGAGGCTCCACCTCCTTTCCTTCATCCCCCATTCTTCATTCCCCATCCTTCACCCCCCAGGAGCTAAGCCATGGCCGGTAGCATGAGACTCAGCCTCATCATCAACGCCGACGGCAGCGCCGCAATTACCGGCCTGCGCCGGGTTCAGGGGGAGGTGAACGGGCTTGACCGGGCGGCCAATAACGCCACCTCCGGCGGGCTTGGCACCCTCACCGGCCAACTCAAAAGCCTGGCCGTGACCGCCGCCGCGGGGATCGGTATTGCCGAACTAACAAGGGCCTTCATCGATGCCACTCAAAATGCTCATCGCCTAGAAACCAGTCTGACCGCCGTCACCGGCTCCACCCAGGCCGCCGCCGCAGAGATGGACTACATAAAGGCCACCGCGGACCGCATGGGGCTTTCGGTGAATGACGTATCGGGAGCTTACGTCAGCCTTACCGCCGCCGCTAAAGGCACCTCGCTCGAAGGCCAGGCAACCCGCGACATCTTTGAGGCTGTGGCACTGGCCATGGCCAAGCTTGGAAAAAGTAGCGCCGACACTCAGGGCGCTTTACTGGGTCTGGAACAGCTCATGGGCCAGACCACAGCCAACCTAGAAGACCTGCGCCAAGTCACCGACCGTATCCCTAGCGGCATGAAGCTGGCCGCCGACGGCATGGGAATGACCGTCGAGCAGATGAAGGAGATGATCTCCAAGGGCGAGATCCTGGTGACGGATATCGTGCCAGGCCTGGCCAGCCAGCTCCGCGCCTTTTATGACGATGGCAATGCCATTACTGGCCTGCAGGCGGAATGGAACAAGTTTACTAACGCCCTGGGTGATGTGGCCGTCGGCTTCGATCGAGTTACGGACGCTACTACACTTCTCGGGGGAGCTTTGGCGGGCGCCACAGAATTGGCGCGCGGACTGGCCAATGCCCTTGCTGCTGCGGCCAATGCCAGGGACGGGCTTGGCCTCACCACCTTCGCCAATGATGCTGAAAAACTAGCATCAATGGAGCAACGTCGCCTGCGCGCCGTTCAGGACTATGCAGATGCTGTGCGTCAGGTTGAAGAGCATTCAGGAAGCGCATTCGCACCATTAACGGAGTGGGCCGCGAACGTCGAAGGCAAGCTGAAGACCTTGCAGCAGGTATCCCAGGAGCAATTCGCCTTTGCAAGAGGGCTGGAGCAATCCGCCGCCGCGTCAAAAAAGCTGGGTGAAGCTCAAGCGCAATCCATGGGAGATGACGCTGTTGCGAGATATGAAAAGCACCGGGCCGTTATCGATGAGGCCAACCAGTCGTTACTCAAGCTTAACGGCACCTATGACGCTTCCGTCAAGCGGCAATATCAAGTTGCCGAGGCGACCAAGAAATACCAGGAAATTGCCAAATCTCTAGGCAAGGACGAAGCTTGGGTAAGCGAGCAAGTCGCCAAATACACCGCTAGCCTGGACAAAAGCTCCAGCGCCAAGGGCAGGGCCAGCAGCGCCAGCAAAGGGCTAGCCAAGGCGCAGCGCGAAGAAAATCAAGCCATCCAGGAAGCCGAGCGCGCCGTTCAAGGCTTGATCGCCCGCTACCTCCCCGCCCGCGCCGCCGCCGAGGACTATGCCGAGGCACAGGCCGCCGTCGCCGCCGCCCTGGCAGGCCGGTCTGGATCTGTCGCACTGTCCGCCAAAGAGGCCAGCCAGGTACTAGACGGACTAGCCAGGGATCAAGCCCAAGCCGCCGAGGCCGCCCGCCGCGAGGCGGATGGCTTCTATTCCGCTTGGGCCGACGCCGTGGATAGCCTGGACAACACTTTCCAATCCCTATGGCGCAGCCTGATCACCGGTCAAGGCAATGTCCTGGAAAACCTGACGGAAACCGTTCTCGAATGGGTAGCCGATCTATCCTATCAGCTCCTACTCAAGCCGCTCATCGTGCCCATTCAGGCCAACCTGCTCGGCATGGCCGGAGGCACCGGCACGGGAGGTATGGGTGGTATCGGGACTGGGGGGATGGGTGGCATCGGCGGACTATCCGGCATCGGGTCCTGGTTTAGCGGTACTAGCTACGGTACCGGCATCGCCAATCTGTTTGGCGGTGGTACCTATGACCCCTGGACGGGTACCACATCGTCCTGGGCCACATCCCTCTCCAACACCCCCAACTGGAATTTCGCCCTGTCCAATATCGCCGGTTCCCTGCTCGGCAATGCGTTATTTGGTGGGAAAGGCTATGGCGGAATAGGTTCCACGATTGGAAGCACGCTCGGCAGTGCTCTGTCTTCGGCTTTCCTTACCCCAATCCTTGGCCCCTTTGCCCCCCTGGTCGGGTCGCTCTTGGGCGGGGCGGGCGGTGGTTTCCTCGGCTCGCTGTTTGGGGACTCGCCAAGCTATGGCAATTTCATGGCGGTTACCGGCACGGATCGCTACCAACTAGGCCAGCTCGAGGACAGCGAAGCCGGCGCCTACGCTACCGGTGGCTTTGGCCTGACCTTCGGCCTCAGCGATAAATATTCAGGTGACATCGACGCCAATGAGCTAAAAGATTCGTTCCAGGCCATGGCCGATCTGACCCAGGCCATTGCCGACTTCTTTGGGCCTGACCTGGCCAAGGAGGTAGAGGACGAACTGAAAAAGCTAGCAGAAAACAGCCAAATCTGGATGGCAAAGGACTTTGACGCGGCGGTGGGCGATATCGTCACCAAAATCGCCGATGCCGCTGGGAAGACAGGCAAAGAGGTCGGGGTTGCCTTTGATTTGATTCTGGGTAGCGTGTCCGGCACAGCTAAGGAGGTCGCCGTCCAGGTAGAGCAGGCGATGGGGGCCACGCTTGTCGCTATTAAGGTGGCGGAAAACTGGCAAAGTACCATGGGCGACATGCTTGGCCTTACGGGTACCTTTGACCGGGACATCCGCTCCTTGGTATCCATGGCCAACAGCATCAAGCTGGATGATGAATCCACGGCCGAAGCCTTAGCGCGGATGGTGGCGCAGATGCAGGTCTTGAGTGAGGCCGCCTTCACCACCGGCCAATCCCTGGAGCGGTTAAAGCCACAGCGTTTGGTGCAGATCAGCGATGACCTGTCCAAGCTGTTGGGCGGGGCCGAGCAGGCCGCTACCGCTATCGGCTTTTACGTGCAAAATTTCATGACCGCCGGCGAGATAGCCAAGCGCACTATCGAGGGGCTTACCCAGTCATTGCAACAAGGCTGGGAAATCCTGAATACCACCGACTTCGCCAAGATTGGCGAAATTCTTGACCTAGGGGATCTGCCGCAGACGCGCGACGATTTCCGCCAACTCGTGGACAGTATCGACCTGACAACAAAAGCCGGCCGCGCCCTTTATGCCGAGCTAATGAAGTTGGCACCAGGCTTCGATGCCCTCTTTGATGCGGCCGAGAGCTTCCAGGACTGGATTGACCCCGCGGGCAAGGTAGAACGCGCCACGGCGCGGGTAACCGCGGTTTTCAAGTCGCTTGGCTTGCAAATGCCCGCCAATATTGCAGAGCTTCAACGGCTCTACGAATCGGGCAAGCTGACCACCGAGCAGATGGCCATCCTCGCCGCCATTATGGGCGACCTGCAGTTAGTGTTTGGCGCCGTTGGGGACACGGTACAAGAGACCGTTACCAAAATCGGAAAGTCGGCTGCGCAAATCAAGCAAGAAGCCGATGACCTGACGCTGCGCCGACTGCAATTGGTAGATCCGCAGGCCTATCAGGACGAATTACGTCGGCGCGAACTGGCCAACACCGACCCAGCAAACCGAGACCTGCTTGAGCAGATCTACTATATTGAGGATGAACAAAAGCGTATCGAAAACGCGTACCAGGAGCGCCTAAAGGCAATTGAGAGCAGCTATGCTTCAGAGGTAGCGGCGATCAACGGGGCGGCCCAATCGCGTATCACTGCCATCAATGAAGAGGCTCAGGCGCAGCAGGCCGCCATCAACGACCAGGCTAAGGCCAGGATCGACGCCATCAATGCCGAGCGCGAGGCAGCAAACGCGGCGCACGAGGCGCAGATGGATGCCCTCCAGGCGGAGGCGCGGGCCGCGCAAGAAACGCTAAGCGCGGCTCAAGGGATGCTGTCAAGCATCCAGTCAGCCCTGGGCTCATTCAGAAACGCCCAGATAGATGAGCTATCCATCGCCCGCGCCAACCGTCAACTGGCCGGCTGGGTAGCCTCTGGCGCGCTCCCGGACCAGGACGCGCTGGATCGCGTGCTAGGCACGCTTTCAATGGATACCCCTAACGCCTATGCTACCGAACGGGATTATATGGTGGCGCGCGCGACCACCCTGGCTAATCTGAAGGCCCTTGAGGCGATGGGGTTGGATCAGGTCGATTATGCCCAGCAAGCCGTCGATGAACTCCAATCTCAGCAAGATCAGCTTCAGGCGCAGCACGAGGCACAGATGGCGGCTTTTGATGCCCAGCTTCAGACCGTGCAAGACTGGCGCGAGGCACAGATCCAGAACGCGCAAGACTGGCGCGATGCCCAACTCCAGGCCGTACAAGACTGGCGCGATACAGAACTGGCCGCCGCTCAAGCACGACACGAAGAGGCGCTGGCTCAGGCCGAGTCCTGGCGTACCGAACAATTGGAATTGTTGCGTCAGCTCGTACTAGGCGGCCTTGATCTCGACAATAACGGAGAGGTCGATGATAACGGCTCCGCCCAGGCGCAGAGCGAGGCAATGGCCCTGGCCTTTCAGCCGGCGATGGATCTGCAAACGGGAAAACTGGACGAACAACTCGCGGTAATGCGCTCCCTACGCGATGAACTCGCCGCGCTGCGCGCCGACCAGGCGGCAGCCAATACCGCACTGGTTATCCCGCTCAAATCCATGGATGATCGCCTGCGCAAATGGGACGGCGATGGGCTGCCGTCGGGACGTGATGATGATGTTGTTTTAGTGAGGGCCGCCTGATGGAAATTATCCCCCCGGTCAAACTAACCCTGGCCGGATCCAGTTCACCCTCATCTTATGTGCGCACGGCTTGGGCGACTTCGACCTATTACGCGCGCAACTCCGTCATACGGCATCAAGTCAATGGGATTTGGTACGATTTTCGGGCAGTCTTTTCGCATACGTCATCATCGAGCAATGCGCCCTATGCCATTGGGAAATGTTCCTTCTCCTACATCTGGTGTTGGCTGGGTGTCTCCGCCATCACCGCGGGCAATATTAGCTACAATACCGATGTTGATCTAAGCCAATATCCTACTTGGTCATCAGGTTCCGCGGTAACGGCAGGTCAATCCGTATTCGATGATGCCGACAAAATGGATTATGTGGCGTTGTCCGCCATTACCGCCGGCAATAACACGACGCGCCCCAGTGCAGCAGTGCTGTCATCAGATGAAACCATCGCTGGCTATTGGGCTCCGCTCGGACCGGCCAATGCCTGGGCCGCACTCGACTATGAGATGGCTACACGGATGAGGGGCATTTCTTCTGGCGCGATTCTCCAGACCGCTGCCGGAATGTTATTTCTTCCGGCCAACCCAAGTATCAACCTGATTGCCTCTCCCAATGATTTCAACACCGGCTGGACCCTATCCAACGCCACCCACAGCACCAGCACGGAAAACGACCCGACCACCATGTCGGCGTCGATCAGCGTCATCACCGCATCGGGCAGCAATGGCAAACTGACGCGTACCTGGACCGGATACAAGATCGGCGATAAGGTCGTGTTCGCGGTTTGGGCAAGAAGCTCGACTATCTCCGGTTTCACCATCTCCTTTACCGAGAACTCCGTACAAAAACAGTCCACCACGTTTACCGTCGCAAGTGGTAAATGGCAGTATTACCAGGCGGAATATACCCTGACCGAAACCGGCATCACCTTGGGCGTGATCATCGGCGGACTGACAACGACCGGCAATAGCATCAAGCTCTGGGGCTCTCACTTCGGCCTGTGCGCGGACGCCTTTAATCGCTATGCCCTGATGGGTGTCAAAAACTGCCGAAGCTTAACCGTCGCGTTTCTTGCCTACTCGACGGCTTACGATATGTGGCCTGCCGCTGGTGGAGCGGATACTGTAATGGCCTTTCCTGAAGAGACCCGACGAGATGTGCTTAGATCATTCAACGTCGTCAAACCACTTTTTACCCTAGGAGATTCCGGCTCATGGATCAGCCTACAAAGCAACACGGATACGCTTTACCTGACTAGCGTTTCCGCGTTCAGGCTGCTCATGTCCCCACGCAACCCGGCCAAAATGATGGAGCTAGCCAGTTTTGGCATGGGCGAGGCTACCTACATTGGTGGCACCGAGTGGGGTGTGGAAACGTCCATGCTGTCGTTTTCCCGGAAAGAGCGCAACGAGACCTTTGGCACCGTCACTTTCGTTAAGCGTGGCACGTCAAAGGTTGTCCGGGCCACGGCTTTCATTGACCCCGACGTGATCAGCGGTGATGAAGTTCAGTCGATCCTGGCCCAGTTTGACGGCGTGCCCGTGTTCTGGGATTTTAACAACGATGGCAGCGACTATGACCGGCTGCGGGTGATGGGTTTCCACACCAACGTCAGGCAGCTTATCCAGGCTGCGACCTATGAATCGCTCAGCATCGACATCGAGGGGCTAGTGGAATGAGGACCGTTTTCCCCAGTCAACTCACCAGCGAGGCCACCGCGGTCACTACCAGCGATTGGTGCGTGGTCCAGCTAAACGGCGAAACCAAGTTGCGCAAGATGCGCCCTGGTCTCCTGCCAGATGGCGCCATCTCCACCATCAAGATTGCTGATAAGGCAGTGACTCTGGAAAAAATCCAGGATTTATCCGCTTATAACCTCATCGGACGCGCCAGTGGAACAGGGGCGCCCGCCGCCATCGCCAGCACCAGTTTTATTTTCGGCCTACTAGACGACGCCGATTCAGCCACCGCGCGAGCCACCCTCGGGGCGGCCGCATCGTCGCATACCCACTCCGCCAGCGATC